CTAATTGATCAGAACGCGGGATCAAGAACGATTTCAGTAATTCAGAGCTTCGAGCGACAGTTCGCAATGTACGACACACCTCTAGTGCGCACTACCGACTTTGCCACGTCTCTGGAGCATGCCGAGCAATTGCCGGAGTTGGATGGCGTGTCGTGGGTGACAGGAGAATGGTGCTATGAGTGGAAGCAGTTTGGGCAGGGACAGTGGCGCTGAAACTGGTCGCCGGCTGCGAGTGTGCCTTATTCATGATTCAGCATTCGATAGCCAAGACGTGCTTGATATCCTCGGAACTAAGGACGTCGAACTTCAACAGGTACGCCGATACACCGAAACGGACGCGCATGTACCATACATAAAGCACTGGGAGGATGAACTGCAGTGGTGGGCGGACGTGGCCGCCGCAGACGACGACGTAACGGTGTGGCCGGACATTATCATGATTGACTGTGAATTTAGTGACGACACGACAGGTCCACGTTCCCACGAAGCTAGCGACATGGACATTCGCGGGTTGATTTTCGGTCTGGCGCATGTCGCTTTCGGGCTTGGCGCGAAGAGCGCGCGACCGTTTGGCTATGCTGTCTATAGCGCCATGATGCATCGACTACACGAGAGTCCGCTAGCTGTGACGATTCTGGGAATGCTATATGCGATGCGTGGCGCCCTACCCCCGTTTCAAGCTGTGGCGAAGTCGCGACGCACGCTGCAGACGGTGCTACGTGAGATGTTCGCGGATACTGGGAATCGCGCAGGTGCCGCAAAGACGGTTGTCCGACAGGACCGGGACGAAGAGGAGATAACGGGCGGCGAACCTAAGGCCGGTCTAAAGCCTGCGCTGGCGCGGCTCCGAGCACGGTTGGGGACACTTGTTGCTGAGGGCCGAGTGGCATTCGATCGTGCGTCACTTACGCGGGCGGATGCCGAATTGTCAGCGGCCATTGAGGAAAGAGGCCGAACTCCAGACGAACGACTGGCGATCACGTGGTCCGGCGCTGGTTTCACCGATCGCGTACTTGTCACGTCAGTGTTTGCTGATTTGCGGGACGCTGGTGAGTGGACCGAGTCTGGGATTAGTGCAGCGCGTGAGTGCGTGCGCGAGTGGATTGAAAGCGACTACGCTTGGCATCAGAGCGACTATGTACCTGCTCGTATCGAGCTTGGAGAAATCAATGAAGATGGCGGCATGTGGGAAGGGCAGATACCTGAGGGCACGAAGCTGAACAGAACACGCCAACGAGGAGTTGCGTTCTGCATGCACGCGATGTACCTCAAAGCGGTCGGGATGCCAGTGTCGCTTAACAGTGTCACGGCGGTCAGCGGCACGCAGCTGGTGCGCGCGATTGAATTCGGACTACGACGTGAACTCAAGCCGAGCGAGGCCTTGCGCTTGTTGAGTTCAGACGATCACCTTGAGTGGCCTTTCGATCTGCCTTGCCTTCTTTGCGTTCGGCAGTATCTTAAGGATAAGGGCATTCCGGAAAAGACCTGGCCAGCGATGCTAAGGTAGTGTCCTTGGAGATGAAGTCAGTGTCTAGCGGCATGTGTGATCGAACGTCTAAACGCCTGCGAGGATCCTGCGCGGGGCGTCGTGATACGGGCTGAAAATAGACAGCGCGTTTAGGCGTATCTGGTGCAAGTCAAACTACTCGTGCTTGCCGCACGCTTCACACCTGTGCTTTAGGGATGTGCCGGGTCTCACAGCGCCTATCATGGCGCCAGTGCTGAGCCGCCATGCCGCCGACGAATACGCGGCCGCAGAGAGAAACCATTCCGAAGCATCCCCGACTTCTCGTGTCAGAGCGAGGATTCCAAACGCCACCCAAAACGCTTGACAGGCGGTGCAACCCATTAGATACGTAACTGTTCGCCAGGTGAGCGACGATCTTGCGAGTTGCTGAAGTTCTCTGCGCCGCGACTGGAGTTCGGCGTCCGTCAGCGGCTGTTTCGCCGCATGCGGCGAACGGCGCGCGACATCCTCGTCCCATTTGGCGCGATTATTGATCTCCCAGTTCAGCCGGTTCATGCGCTGGCGCCGCGGCGCGTCGCGCAGCGATAGCCGGTATTGCAGTTCTGCCGCCGGCAGCGAGCCGAATAGCGCCTTAGCGATGGCGCAGACCGCCAGCGTCCAAACGAAGAACGATGCGACATGCGACCAGTCGGTGATCTCGAAAATGCTCGTCATGTGAAGGCCTCCGTGCCTCGATGATTCTGGTTGTCGCAGCGCGCGAACTCAGCCGCGCGCTATCTCCCACATTGCTCCAGCCGCTCACGCAGCAGATGGCGAATGATCCGCGCCTCCGAGGGAGCGTTGCTCGGGTTCACAGTGAATTCGCCGTTCTTCGGCAGCTTCCAGCCGTCATCGAGTTTGGCGAACAGCTCGGCGATCGCCGGGTCGCGCTCGATCAGCCAGCGGCGCAGGTCACCCTCGCTCGTCCCGTCGAGCAGCTCGGCAGCGCGGGCGAGTACGTAGTCGCACGCAAGCAGCCCGAGCTCGTCGTCCGGGCAGTAGGCCGTCAGGTGAACGCGTTTCGGGCCGACGTTGATGGATACGACCGGCATCGCGAATTACTCCTTGCCGCCGCCCGTGAACACGAGCCGGCGCTCCCACATCCAGCGGATCTCTGTCTGCCACGACACTGACGCGAACTCGACCAGCGCTGCCAGCTCTCCGAAGCGAGTCGCGCCGGGGTCGCGGTTCTCGATGCCGATGTTGATCGAACCGACGTTCGGCGCGGCAGACATCTGGGTGAGCTGCTCGGTGAGCCGTCGGCAACGCCCGTACACGTTGGCGTCGAGCATGACGTACACCATGCGGAACAGCGGGATTGCGGCGGTGATGTACGCGAGCTGCTCGGCGGTCGGCAGCGAGCCGAAAAACGCTGTGGCGACGGAATCGTTGCCGGGCTGCATGGCCGCCGTGACCATCACCGCGTCGAACGGTCCCTCGACGATCTACAGCGTGTCCCCGCCGGCCAGGACGCGGTCCGGCTCGTAGATAACGGTCTTGTGCCCGCCCTCGACCGGGTGACTGAGCCAGCGCTTCCGCTCGTTCGCATCGATGGCACGGGCGGTGTAGCCGAGATCCTTGCCGGTCTCGCGCACCGGGAACACGACGCGGCGCTCGTCGTCGTCAAAGCGCAGGTCGAACAGGGGGATCAGCGCATCCAGCTTGCCCGCAGGTACGCCGCGACCGAGCAGGTACTCGTAGCCCGGTGCGGCGATCCCGGTCGGCGCGAGCGTCACGAGCTGGTTCAGATCACGCATTGGCCCGCTCCTGTCCAGGTCTCGCACGGGCAGTCGTGCATCCACGTCGCCGGGTTTTTGGTCAGGTCGTAATCGCGCAGGCGCGGGACGCCACGACCGGTGTACGGCGGCAGGTCACCGTTGCGGCCAGGGAAGTTGCGGTACGGCCGGCTCGATCCGTCGAGGTTCAGGTCAACGGCGACCCATGCGGCCTCACCCTTGCAGGCCGGGAAGTTGCCGAGCGAGCAATGGCAGATGTGGCCCGTGCAGCAGGCCGACCCGGCCCACGCGGAGAAGCAGCCGCTCACCGCATCCACGTACTGCGCGCACAGCGGCTCTCCGTTCGCGCCGTTATAGCCGTAGCCGGGGATTTCCGGCGGCAGCGCCAGCGTGTCGCCGAACGAACAGTCCGAGCTGCAGCCGGGCATGCCGTCGCAGCCCGAGTACCAGTTCGGGACGAGCCCGCGCCAGTAGATGCCGGTGACCTCGTGGAACCAAAGTCCGTCATCTTCGCCGAGCGGATACAGCGTGCCGCAGCCGAACATGTCGCCCAGGCAGTTGCCCGAGAATTCGTTGCCCGGCGGCCCCGTCGCCTTGAAGTACAGCCCGCCGCAGTTCCCGTCGTGACACCATTCGTGGTCGAGCCGGTTCTTCTTGAACAGGCCGCCGTGGTTCGCGTCCCAGCCGGCGTTGCACTGGTCCGGCGTGCAGGCAAAGTAACTCAGCCCCTCGACGCGCCGCACGCAGTTGTAGCCGGCGTGCGGATCATCCTCGCACTGCTGCGTTTCCCAGTTGAACGAGCGGCAGCCCTGCTCGGTGCGGTGATAGCCGCAGCCGAACGCACCCTCGCCGCCGAACTGGCCGAGCGGGTCGTAGCCGTCGCAAACCGTGTCCTCCCAGTACTGCCGGTCGCACGGACAATCCGGGTTGCTTTCGGGCGAGTACTGCGAGTAACCGCTCTTGCGGGCCATCATGTGGCACTTGGCCGAGCCGCAATTCTGCGTGCATTCCTCCCAGGTCGGCGTGCCCCACGGCTCGCAGGTGTCGGGATATTCGGTGTATGAGTTCTCGTAGTCCGGTCCCCACTCGTGATACCAGAAGCCGAGGACGTGGTCGTAGGGATAGCAGGCGTCGCCGTTCGCGCAGCATTTCTGGCAGCCGACGCGCCACTCCGCGCCGGAAGTGCCATAACAATCCGAGTAATTCAGGGCGTAGTGGTAGCCGCAGTCCTTGCCCATGAACTGGCCGGGCGTGCGCTTGCGCGTGCAGATGTTGATCGTGGACCAGACGCCGTAATCGATCAGGTAATCGACGGCATCGACGATTTCCTTGATGTGAACCGCCTCGATCACGTCGCCCGGTCGCAGGCCCCACTCCGGGTACTTCGCGTAAACCTGGGCCAGCTCGTTGTGCGCCGGCTCGTACATCAGGATGAAGGTGCCGGGCGCCGTGCCCCACGAGTACCCGCCGCCATAGAACGGGTTGTCGAAGTGCAGGTCGTCGGCGTAGAGCATGTTGATGCCGCGCCAGGTCTTGCGCGCTGCGGCGCTGCCCCACGCATCTCCCATCGGCGGCTTGTGATTCGGATGGTTGTGCAGAGGGCGCGGGTCCGGGGTCGCGCCGCCGACCAGCCCTTTGCCGCCCGTCATGTAGTGCGGGTGGACGTTGCTGCCGCTCCAGCGGAAGCGGATCGGCATCGGGATGCAGCACAGCCCCTCGTCACCGCCGCGGAAGCGCGGGTTGTGATGGAACACGTCGCTGCGGTCGTCCGTCTCGGCGCAGGTGTCGAACTCGCCGCCGCAGCAATCGCCGCCGAACCACGACAGAATCCAGCGGCACATGTCGATCAGCTCGGGCTGAATGGTTTCGCCGCCGTCGAACTGATAGAAGTCAGTGCCGTGCCGCACATTCACGCCGCCGTAAGCCTCCAGCATCTCGGGCAGGCCGTAGATGTACGGGTTGAAGTGCGTAAACCATTGCAGGTAATACGCCTGCTCATCCGTCGGCGCGGCATCGTCGCCCGGATCAAACTTCGTGATGTCGGGATCGCCGGGATCGGGGTCGTTGTAGAAGTATTTGATGTACCAGCGAAACTCGGTCCCGTGCGGCTGCGCCTCCCAGGTGGCGCTGTACGTGTCGCCCGCGGGCGTCATCGTCATCGCGTCCCAGCCCGACCATGAACTGCCCGGCAGGCGGCGCTTCCACCAGAGCTGAATCGTCGTCGGGGTGGGCACGCCCGCGGGCTTGGTCCAGCGGAACGTGACCGGCTGGCCATCCTTCTCTTCGTACCCGACGCCGTCGGTGCGGCCGGGCTGCGTCGCGCCAAACCATCCATAGCCCTCGGGGTCGAACGGCTCGCTCGCGAAATCGCGGCTCACGCTGCCCATCGGAAAGTACGTGCGGTCGTGCGTACCCGTGCCGAACGCGCCGTTCGGATCGCCAGAGCGCGAGCGGATCGGAACCTCGGGGCGCGGCATCGCGCAGCAGGGCGGATCGTCGCCGAGCGCCGCATATTCCTTGCCGTCCTCTTGGTAGTCCCAGCACTGGCCCTCTTCGTGGCAGCCGAGCGGTCCCATGAGCAGGCGCCGCTCCCACATCTCCGGTCCCCACAGGCAGCGCGGATGCTGGCGGTCGTACCACTGGCGCTTGGGGTTGCCGTTCGGGCGCGAGCCGAACACCGCGTACAGCAGGCCTTCGAGCTTCTCGACGGCCAGCGCGAACTTCCCGCCGAGCGTGTCCTCCCAGTTGATCTCGCCCGGACCGGCCGGCGGCGATCCTTTCGGCAGCACTGTCACGCCCGGCGGGTGCAGGTCAGACCACTTGAGCTGGCCCGGGTACGTGCCGCCGCGCGTGGCGAAGCCTTCCTCGGCATGCGAATGCGTGCCGTAGATGGCGTGCTGGTCGCTGGTGATATCGACGAACGCCATCCTTACACCGCATCCAGTTGGAACTTGACCTTGCCCGGTACGCGCAACGTGTCGCCGTTCGGCACGCTGGCGGGCGGATCGATCTTTGTGAGCCACATCAACTCATTTGAGCCGCCGATGCTGCCGAAGACCGCGAGCCAGGTGAACGGACCGACCGCGCCGCCCGTGGAATTGGTCCACTGCGGCGTGTTGCTCGACTCGACGCGCGGCGGCGGACCGGCGACGTAGGTCCACGAGCTGAGCGAAACGGCCGCAAACTGCGCATGGAAGTATTCGTCGATGTCATCGTAGGTCGTGCGCCGCGTCGGTTTCGGTGCGCCGGACAGCAGCGGCCGGCAATAGATCGTGTCGTAGCGGCTGCCGGTTTTCTGGAAGGCGTACTTGGCGAAGCGCAGCGCGAAGTCCCGCGTGACCCGCGTGCCGAAGATGCGGGCCTTGTACTCGACGTGCAGCGTCGTACCGGGCCGCAGCAGCACCGGCGCGGCGAACGTCGCGGCCGCGATCAGCTTGCTGTGTGCCGTGTCGATCAGGAAGGCGAGCGTGATCGGGAAACCGCCCATCTTGCGGAAGTCGCACAGCCAATCCAGCTCGCCCGTCGCATCCCACTGGTGCATGTAGGAATGGATGCAGTCCAGCGGGTCGAACGGGTCGCACTCCTCGTAGCAGCGCTTGCGCGGCCACTGCCACGGGTAGCCGACTTCGGGTTCCCAGTCATGGCGGTTGTTCCACTCCGGCGGCGCTTGCTCGATGACGTCCGGTGTCCAGGGCAGGTTCCACGCGGACGCCGCCTGCGGGGTCCATTCGTGTTCGTTCGGAAACTCCTTCTCCGGCGCGGCCAGCGCGCCGCCGTCGGCCTCCAGCGACGCGGTGAACGCGACCGCTTGCCGCGCGTAGCCGAACGAATTCCGCATGCCCTGCGTGTAGCAGCCGCCCTCGTTGGCGTTGGCGTCCGTGCATTGCACGAAGGTCAGGTCCGGGCCGAAGCCTGCACCGCCGCCGGAATTCGGCCGGTTGAACGGAGAGCCTGCACTCGCGCCGCAGACGCCGAGCTGGAACGTCATGGCGCTGTCGTACGGCGGGAAGATCTGGCGCAGCACGTAACGGACGCCCTCGTAGGCCAGTAAATTGGGCGCGACGAAGCGCGCCATCTCCGCGCCGGACTCGCGATCAACCTGTCGCACGACGAACGCGCCCATCAATACGTCCCCCGATAGTGCGAGCGCGTGCAGACGAAGGCGTCCACCTCGGAGTCGGGCGCAGGGAAGATGATCACAACGTCACCGACGACCAGCGGGTTGACCCACTGCCCGCCCGCGCCCTGCTCCTCGAGGTTGAAGACATTGTTGTAGGCCGCGCCGCCGCCGACCTGGGACCACGCGCCGTCCTCATCCATCGTGGCTTCGGCGGCCGCGTACCGGAACGGCGGCGCGACGCCGGACTTCGACGTGATCATCGCAAACGACGCCGACGCCGTTCCGCCGGCACCGCCGCCGCCGATGCGCACGACAGTCCACGCGATCTCGGGATCGGCGCGATCTTCGACGGGTTCGACCCAGAGCAGCCGCGCCGTGCCCGACTCGGCGCTCTTGAGCTGCGACGCCTGTCCGACTTCAACGTCGGCGAACTCGTGGGCTTCGTCATCCATGCGCACGCGCGCGGGACAGACGCCGTCGAGGCAGGCCCGCACGATGGTCTGATCCGTCGCCGGCTCGAGCAGGATCGCGAACTTACCGGCGTGCGGGCTTGACGGTACGACGCCCTTCAACGCGACGCGCTGCTTAAACTCGTCAACGTTATCCACCGGCTCGATGATCGGGCCGCTGATGCCCAACACGTCGAAACGCCCACGGTCCGCGCCGCTCTCGTTGCGGATCAGGATGATGCCGGTGTCGAGCTGGTCGCGCTGCGTGCGGCGCTCGGCGCTGCGCTGCCGCTGCTGGAAATCACGGGCGGCATCGACAAACGTGTTGAACGTCCCGGCCGGGATGACCAGCGGGTCGCCGCGCTTCACTTTCTGGAGCGTGCTCGCCATCGCTCAAATCCCCAGCGCGTTGAGATCGCCGTACGGATAGACCTGCTCGACGTAGGCTGCGATCGGTTTCTTCACCAGCGCCTTGGCCGCTGCGTCCTCGGCGTCGGCGTAGCGCACCCACAGATATTCCCAGCCCTTTTTGTTGATGCCGGTGATGTCGCCGACGGTCAGGCCGGTCACGTTCGGACTGGAGGCGAAGCGGTAGCCGATCTCCCAATCTCCGCTGCCGCGTTTCGTGCCGGCTGCGCCGAGGAAGAGGCATTCGCCCGCGGAAAAGCCCTTGAATGCCGAGTTGTTCACCCGGCCCGTCAGCGCAAACAGCGTCAGCTTGTACGCGAGCGTGACTACGGCGTCGGCCAGGTAATGCGTCTCGGCGAAGTGGTACACCGGGACGGTGATGTCCACGCCCTCGACGCTGTCGGCCGTGACGCCGATCGCGCCCTTGAAGTTCGGCGCGGTCTGGCCCGCCGGCGCATAGCGGGCGACGTTCGCGAGGCTCTGCGTGATGTGCTGCGCGCCGCCGCCGGTGTCGAACGAAAAGACGCTTTCGTTCGTCTGCGGGACCGTGCCGTAGCGGACGATGCCTTCCCACAGCAGATCGCCGACCGGCTGAATGCTGACGGTGTCGCGCGGCAGGAAAAGCAGGCCCGAGCCCCACGGGTCGTACAGCGTGGGCGAGCCAGTGACGAGCGCTCCGCGGGCCTCGACGTCGTCGTTCGTGCCGCGAATGGCATAGCGCAGCTCGACCGACGGATTCGCACCCGTCGTGACCAGCCGGCTCTCGAACTTTTCGACGACTTCGACGGGCAAGGCGTCCTCCTATGCGAACGTGAGGCCGCCCGTGACCGCCGCGTCGGCCAGGCGCTTCGTGTGCTTCGCGGTCTGCTCCGTGGCCCGCGCTGTGCGTTCATCCGCATCGCCAGCGCCAAGCCCCTGCGCGGCCAGCGGGTTGAATGTGCCGGTGACGGAGATCTTCTTGGCGACGAGATCGCCCAATCCGGCGAGCCGATCCTCGAGCCCGTCGAGCGGGTCTTTGATCTTGCGGCGCGGTGGGCCGCCGCCGGCGTCCGCAGCCTCGCGCTTGGCGCGCGCCGCCGCGATCGCCTCGTCGAGCTGCTTGCGGGCTTCGGCCAGGGCGCGCTTCGTTTCGGCGACGCGGGAATCGGTCGCGCTGTCGAGCGCCGCCTGGGCCTCATCGAATTGCTTGCCGATCTCGGCCAGCGTCGCCTCGTTGACGGCAGCGGACTGGCTACGCTCGCTCTGCCGGCGCTGCTCGCGCTCCGTCAGCGCGCCGCTGCGGCGCTGCTCAATGCCCGCGGCCGTGTCGGCGAAATCCTGATCGGCCATCTGCTTGGCCGCCGCCGCCTGTTCGTCGGAGAGGTCGCCGAATAGATTCATCACGTCGATCCAGCGCTTCGTCAGCCAGTTCTGCACGAGATGCCACGCCTCCTGCACGTCGCTGGTGAAGTTGGTCCAGGTCTTGGAGAGGAATGCGGTGGTCTCGATCCAGGCGACTTCGAGGGCGTGAAAGACCTGCTGCGCCGCGGCCAGCGCGCCGAACCACATGGACTGTGCGGTTCCGATGAAGAAGCGCTTGGCTTCGAGCCATGCCCGGTTCAGGGCCGCGACGCCTTCCTGCCACGCTAACTTCAGCGCCAACCAGAGGATCTGTGCCGCGAGCGTGATATCGCCGGCGGCCAGTGCGTCGGTGATTCCACCTATTACCTTAGATATGCTGTCCCGCAGCCAAGCGAACTGCTCGCCCAGCCACGTCAGGGCATCGGCTCCCGCCCCCGTGTAGACGAGAATGGCCGTCCCCAATGCGGCGACAGCGGCAATGGCCAGTCCGATCGGCGAAACCAGCGCGGCGATCAAGCCGCCGATCACGCCGAAGGCGGTCCCGATGCCCGTAACAATCGTCGCCAGCCCGCCGAGGGCCGCGCCGAGGCCCGACACGAGGAATCCCAGTGCAACGAGCGCCACGCCGGCGGCGGCCACGCCAGCCGCAACCTGAAACACCGTGACAACGATGGCTTTGTTTTGCTTAATCCATTCGCTGAAAGCGACGACCGCGCGGGTGACCTTGCCCGCCAATTCGGTGATAGTGGGTGCGAGCGCCGAGCCGATCGAAAAAACGGCCTGCTTGATCACCTTCCAGAGCGTGTCCAGCGCATCGGCCAGGACGGAGGCGTCCTTCGCGGCCTGCGTCGAGATGGTCAGCCCCAGCGCCCGGGCCTGCTCCTGGAACTTCGCCAAGCCCTTCGCGCCGTCCGCAATCAACGGCAGCAGGCGCGTGCCCGATTTGCCGAAGATCTCCATCGCCGCTGCTGCCCGTGCCGTCGGGTCTTCGATCTGGCTGATCCGGTCGGCCAGCAGCTTGAATTGCTGCTCGGGCGACAGGCCCTTCAGATCGGCGACGGAAAGCCCGAGCTGCGCGAGTGCATCGGCGGCGCTCTTCGATCCGCTGATCGCCTCCGAGACCGTCTTCTGCATCTTGCGGATGCCGGTCTCCAGCGTTTCCATGTCGGCGCCGGCGAGTTCGGCAGCAAAGCCCAGCTCTGAAAGCGTCTCGACGCTGACGCCGGTGCGCGCGGACATTTCGTCCAGCGAATCGCCCATGTCGGCGAACGTCTTCGCCGTGCCGAACAGCGCGGTGAGCGCCGTGCCGCCGATCGCGGCCAGCTTGGTGCCGACGGAGCGCAAACCTTCGCCGAAGGCCTTGAGCCGTTTCTCGGCGGCTTGAAGTCCCTTCGTCAGTTTGTCGGAAACGCCCAGCTCGACGAATGCCCGGCCGGCGCGAATGCCTTTTGTGTCCGCCATCGCTCATCCTCCCCGCAGCGAATTGGCCCAGCGGCTCGGCAATTTGGGGCGTTCCTTCTCCAGCGCCGGTCCCATGAATGGCCGCGAGTCGTAGGCGGCGCGCTCCCGCACGAGCTTGCCGCGTCGACGCCGGACCAGCGTCGCCTTGCCGCCAAACTCCAGCACGTTCGGCGCGATGCTCCGCCGGAATCCGACGGGTCCGACAACCACGCTGTCGCTGCTGCGGTCGTAACCAAAGAAGATCAGGCGGCGCAGCGTGCCCTTGTGCGAGTACGGCGGTTGGCCCGGCGGCGCCGAACCCTTTCGCGTGCGAATGCTGTGCTTCGCGGTGGTGCGGATGAACGCGCCGGCCTTCGAGAGCACGGCGCGCTTCGCCTTATCCACGGCGCGCTTCACCGTGCCACGATCGAAGAACAGGTCTTTGATGTCGAACGTAATCACCGCCACATCCTCGCGCGAAACAAAACAGCGCCCGCGGAGCGCACCGGATCGGCGGCTCCGCGGGCGCATGACGTCAGGCGACTAACCGCCGGTCGGAGGCGGCGTGGTTTGGGCCGTCTTGGCCGCGACCTGACCGCTGCCAAGCGCGCTCAGCAACGACGCGATCTTGCTGGCCACGTCGTCGCCGCTGAAGACCTTGTTCAGCGACGCGGCTTCCTCGGCGTCGGCCTCGGTCAGCGCCTTGACGATCTTGCCGACAGCGGCGGTCAGCACGGTGCCGAGCGCCTGCTGCTGCGCGATCGCGTTCTGCGCCGCCAGGTTCTGCTGATTGGTCGCGTTGCTCATCGCCAGGTTGTGGTAGAACGACGGACCGTCGCCCAGCGACTTGAAGTTGGTGGACGCCACACTCTGCACGACTTCTTCCGGAAGAGGCATACGGTTCTCCTTATGGTTGCCTCACTCGAACTCACCCGGGCCTCCATACCCGGGCATCTGTCGATCGATGAACACGTCCTTGAGGACGGTGATGTCAACCCGAATCGGTTTGTCCGGCTCACGGAACGGATCGAAGTCCCCTGGCCGGAACGCCTTCGACTTCTTCGGCTCGCAGTGGCAGTTGGCGGTCAGCGCCATCAGCGAAGAAGTGCGGCGCCACTCGTCGCGCACGCGTGCCTCGGCCATCGACATCAGCTCGCGCAGCGTCAGGGGGCCGGGGTCGACACCTGCGACTCCGGCAAGCTCCCAGCAGAGCTGCCAAGGGCCTTCTGAATCACGGCGCTGGTGTCCAGCGTCTCCACTCGATGCTCGATCGCTTCGACCGTCGCCTTCACCAGCGCCGCCTGCTTTTCGATCGCCCGCGCCGTGTCGGTCCGGCGCAACTGGCGGAAAAAATCGGTGAGCTCCTGCCAGAAGGCATCGTGCGCCGCCATGATCGCGTCGCCGCCCATCGCCCGGCCGAACTCCTCATCGGTGACCGAGAGCTGGTCGGCCTGCGGCTTGACCAGCGCGAAGATCGCGTCGCAGAGCAGCACGATGTCGGTTTCCAGCCGCGTCAGCAGCGGCGGATCACCCGAGGTCAGGTTCGCGAGGTTGACGCCTTTGATCAGCCCTTCGACGCGCTTGATTGCGTCGACGTTGATGGCGATTGTCCAGGTGCGGCCCGCGCTATCGTTGAACGTCTTCATAAGCCCTCCGTTGCTCCATTCGTTGCTGGTTTACGCGCTGGCGTAGAGCGCACCGACCTTCAGCGACGCCGCAACTGTGCCCGCCTGCGATGCAACGATGTGCGTCACAGTTGCAGCGGCGAGTGGGTTGGCGGCGGTACCGCCATTGACCCAGAACCACAACTCGTTCGCGGTGAGATCGAGCGATAACCGCAAAACCGCTGACTCGTAGAAGCTCAGATGCGCCCGCGCCGCACAAAGCGCGCCGATCGCGACCAGCAGATTTCCGACGAAGTCGGTGTCGATCGTCTGCTGTTTCGTCATCGTCAGAGCGGTGCTCTGTACGGGTAGGTTGTCGCCCGTGCCCCCGGAAAATGTGACATCATTCGTCGCCACGGCGGTTGCGTTGACGTTGTAGCGCCGTCCGCCGGTCCAATAGAGGTCGACAACGTTCCCGCCCGCGATTCCGTGGCCGGCTTCGAGCGTCGCAATGCCGGACGTGTTGTCCGTACGCGTCGTCAACGTGCCGGTCTTGGCCGGATTGATCGTCACGTCGTGCGAGATCTGGCCCGTGGCCGTGCGGCTGAAACTGGAGTTCACGCCGACGCCGCCGATGTCGCCGCTGACTGTCAGGTTGCTGGTGGGCACGTTCGCTCCTCCGGGCTATCCGCTAAATCCAACTGGGCGGCGTGGTCGAGTACGTCACCTTCGATGTCACCGAGACCGAGATTGCCTCCTCCAGCGGCTCGCTGCGCGAGAACTGCGTGATCATGAAGTCGGCCTGGAGACCCTGGCCGCCAACGCCGTCGCGCACCTGGAAGCCGATCGGTGCGTTCGTGAGGTAAGCGTTCTTGATGGCGGTGAAGCCGGCGTCGGCCGTGTCCCAGACCATCTCGAATTCGACCGATGCGTCTTTGAGCGTTGCGACCGTGGCCCGCCAGCCGGCGTTCGCGCGCGTGGTCACGTCGGCTTCGCCGGTCTCCAGCGAGAGCGTTACGTCGCGGACATTGGTCAGTTCGGTCCACGCGCCGCCGCCGCCCTGGCCGCCGACCTTGTAGTAAATCTTGGCTTCCATGCCGAGCTTGATGGGCATCGCGCAGCCTCCTTACCGCGTGTAACCGACGACGAGCAGCAGGTGTCCCGCCGCTCCTTGGACCTCAAATTCCGTGATGTCTACGCCTTCGAACATCGCCGCCGCGCCCGGCGGCCATGAGACGGGTGTGCCGCCGCGGAACCGCACGTTGACGCTGCCTGAGTTCTTCGAGCCGGCGATGATCGTCATGTTCATGACTGTCGATACGTCCGCGAGCTTCACGTAGGAGCCCGAACCGAGGTTGAACGACTTCATGTAGACGTTCGCTGGCATCGTTCATCCGATCTCGCCGCCGCCCGGTTCAACTCCGCCGCCGATCGGGGCGCCTTGGGTCGGCACGAAAATCCGCGACGAACCCTCACCCGCGAGTCCGCGGGGATCGCTGCCCGGCGCGAATCCAGCCATCAGCAGTGAGTGTCCGGGGCTGCCCTGCACCTCGAGCTCCGCCATGTCGACCGACTCGAACGGCGCCGCTGCGCCGGGCGGCCACTCCGCCGGCACGCCCTGACGGAAGCGCAGGTTGATGTTGCTCGTGTTCTTCGGGTCGGCGATCAGCGTGAATTGGGCAACGGTGGACTTGCCGCCGAGCGGCGTCCACTGCGGGCTGCCCAATGCGATCGTCTGGATTACCGCGTTGGCGGGCATCCCATTACCTCCGCACCCGGTACGTCACGGTCAGTACGCTTGTGAAAACGCGCTGTTGGTCGAGATGCTCCCACGCAAACGCCGGCTCGTTCTCGATCGCAACCCACGCGGCTTGTTGCGCTTCGTCGAGCCGCTTCATCCGCAGGTGGTCGGCGATCTCCTCGACCAGGTCCATCAATTCGTCCAACTCGCCCGGCTCGTCGGGATTCACCTTCTTCTGCACGGCGACGTCGATAGCGCAGTCGAAATAGCTGCTATCGCGTGTCGCGGTCGTGATCGCGACCGAGCGCGGCACGACGCTGACGTGCAGCGTCTGCATGTCGGGCAGCTCGAAGGACGGCTGGTACTTCCGCTCGGCCTCGAACGGCTGACTGAACGTGCCCGCGTTCAAGCTGGCGACGATCGCGTCAGCGATTTCGATGACGGTGCTCACGGGTGGCGCTCCAACAGACGGTCCAACTTGGCTTCGATGCGCGCCAGCGTCCGCTCGGTGGTTTCGATGCGCGTGTCATGCACGGCGAGCTTGGAGTCGTGGCGCAACAGCATCGCGCCCGATCCCAGCACCAGGATCAGGATCACGGTCAGCAGCACGCCGAGAAGCCACGAGAGCTTCTGACGAGCGTTGCCATTGATCGGAGGTGCATCCACTTTCACGTCTTCACTCCGTGCTCACGTGCTTCGTGTGGATCCGCAGCGTCTTGCGGTACGGGTCGCTGTAGCGCCACGGCGGCTCACCGCCCGGGGCCATCACCTCGTACACGAACGTCTGCGCTCCGACCGTCTCGCGGACTCGATCACCGGCCTTTGGCAGCGTCAGCTCACTGTTCAGCACCAGGTCTTCAGTCCGGATCAGGAAGTCCCGCGACTGCAGCTTGTGAACGATGCCGAACTCGTCGACCTGCTCGAACTCCGTCCGTCCGATCGTCGCGAGCAACTCGACGATGTAGCTCGCGCTTTCCGTGTCGCGCACATAGAGCACCGTCTGCGTCATGTGCGCGTGGCGCTGGTCGTCGAGCCAGGCGAGGCCTTTCTGAATCAGGTCGGCCATCGCTCATGCGCCTTCCACTCACTGCGACATCCGCGCCCGCACCGTCGTGTCCGCGTCGGCAGCCGCCTTGATGCACTTGCCGATCAGTTTGTTCGCGCCGGCGGCGGCGTTTGTCGTGGCGCGGTTGTTCGTGTCGTCCCAATACAGCGTGGCGCCGGCCGTGATCGCGGTGCCGCCGCCCGTCGCCTTGGGGAAGTCGTAGACGCCGTCGACCGAGAGCGAGCCGAGCGTGCTGGCCGCGATCGCGAACTTCGCGATGCCGACCAGCTCGCCCTGCACCACCACCTCGCCCGCGGGTACGGCCGCGCCGGGCGTGTAGTCGATCGACATGCCGTCCTGTACGAATGTTGCCTGTGGCATTGCTCGTCACTCCTTCGTCAATGAGTCGCCGATTACGCCTCGCCCTTGGCCTTGATGCCGCCGCGCGGCTCCTGCAGCGCGACGCCGAAGTCGTGGTAGCCGCGCATCTGGATGCCGAGCACGTTGAAGTCGGCCTCGGCGGTTTCGATGGTGGGCGACTCCTGACCGTTCAAGAACGCGGTCTCGATCACCGGCAGATCCGTCGGATCGGCGAGGAGGTACCACGCCTTGTCGGAGAACCCGGTGTACTGCGTGTTGCTCAGGTAGCGGCTGACCTCGACGCGGAACTTGCCCGCGTGCGGGTTGGCAACCGGGAACTTCGTGTTGGCGGTCGTGTCGCGGATCTCCAGCGACTTGAACAGCATCGTGCCCATCGCGGAAAGCGCAGTCGGCACCAGGATCACCGCCGGCATGATGCCGATCGGCTTGCCGTCGGGATCGACCTGATTAAGGAACGCGACCTCGGCCTTGGTCAGGCCGTCGATGCCCAGCGCCGTGTCGGCGCCGGTGAGATAGTTGTTGTTGCCGGCCGCGAAGAACGCGGCGTTGTTCATGAAGATCGACCAGAAGATATCGTTGATCTTCAGGCCCGATCCGCGGCCCAGCTTGCGCGGAACCGTCGTGATCGCACCGAGATCGTCGTTGACGATGTCGCGACGATCGATCGAGAGCAGCAGGCCGTACGTGTCGGCCTTGTTCGTGTAGCTCTGCTCGCCCAGCGTGCCGTGCTTCAGCTCCCCGCCCGGTGCGACCTTCTCGTACTGGTCCTTACCGATCAGGCGGTAGCTCGTCACCGTCTTGAAGTCGCTGACATTGCGGACGGCGGTGATGTTCCGCCAGGTGCGTTCGACGCTGAAGAAGCCCTCCAGCAGGAACTTGTTCGTGACGTTCGACAGGATGCCGCCGATGTCGATCGACGAGAACCCGGCCTGGAGGTTCTGGCCGAAGGCAGCCCGCAGCACGGCGCGGCTGTCGCGGAAGTTCCAGCCGGTGTAACCGTTGGCTCGCGCCGCCTCGAGCAGCAACTCCTGGAGCCCGATGCCGTTGCGAAAGCGACGCGACGCCGCGTCGAGCGTCTTCTCGTCGTATTCCTTCTCGACCTTGGCGAGCTTGGCGGTCAGGACGCACGCGGCCTCGAGCACGCGCCCGCCGATTGCGTTGTCGGTCACGTGGACCGCCGGCACCTTCGGGCGCGAGGCGCGCAGCACCTCGAGTTCGGTGCGATCTTGCGTCCAACCTTCCGAGATCGCCCGCTCTTCGATGTCCGGATAGCGGCCCGCACACACACGGCGGATGGCCGCGATGCGCTTGGATTCTGCCAGCGCTTGGGCGCGCAGCTCGGTGACCGGAGTGACGGACGGATTGGCGTCCGTGCCATGCCCGTCCGTCGGCGCCTCACGCGTAGGTTCCGGCGTGTTGTTCTCGTCAGCCGGCGTGACCGGCGCGTTGTTCGTCTCGTCCATGAGAGCGTTCTCCTGCCGCTGTGCCGCGATCGTCGCGGTGGTGTTTCCGTCGGCGCCGAGGTCGACGAAGCTGATTTCTCCGAGCACGGTTCGCCGGGCGACGTAGACCGGCCCCTCGAACGTGCGGGCGTTGACGGTGATGGACTTGCCGTTGCGGATGAACTCGGCCTGCGCGACCTGCGCCCCGATCGATGCCTGCCACGGGAAGCCACGCTTGCCGCTGGCGACGATTTCGCGGGCCACGTCGGTATCGCGCGAGACAATGCCCTCCGCGATCAGCCGCCCGCCCTCCACAACGATCCGTTCGGTGTGTCCGACCCCGGCGAACATGCTGTGGCCGAAGCGCACCGGTCGGCGCTGCGAGGGAATCGAAAGCCCTTCAAGATCGACGACGACTGGATGGCGCCAACCCTCGACCGTCATGGGCTCACCCGTGTAGGCGACCATCATGAAACGCGGGATGGCATCGCCGCCGCCTTCGGCCGCAACCGCCTGCAGCGTGATTGCGCCGGAACCGGCGCGGAGTTCGATCCGCTCGGGAAGTCGTTCACTGGTTTCAGGCCGCCCGGCGGGCGACGTTGTCTTCCGTGACATCGCCGTCATCCTCCATGTCGTTCGTCGCCGCCGGCGCGGCTTGTTCGGTCGTCAGCCCCAGCTCGCGCATGAGCGCGACCTCGCGCGCCCGTTGTCGCAGCTCGCTCTCCCAGTCCAGTCCGGCTTTCGCGAATTCGGCGGCCAGCGTCGTGGTATGACTCGTGAGCCGCGTAGCCTGCGCCGTGGCTTCCTTCTGCGGATCGACGTGATCGAGTCCGTCCCAGAACCACTGGTGGGCGAGATTCGCGTCGAGCGTCCGCGCACTTTGCGGCAGGTAACCTTCGATGAGGACCGCTTCGTTCAACCACGCATTGAGCACTCGATCGAGCACGACGTCGGCGAGATACGCCTGATCGATGCGGATGGCCTTGAAGAACGCTTGGTGGTCGAGTCGCCCAGAGGCGTAGTTGTAGCCCGACGAATTTCCTGCTGCGATGTTGAACGGCATGTTCAAACAGCGGGCAATCTCGTTGATCACCTCGTGCTTGAAATCGCTGTACACCGTCGTCGGCTGCTCGGCTTTGAGCTGGCCGACCTTCCAGCCGTACGGCATGGTCAACCATGTGCCACGGTCCATGTCGACCGTGTCCATCGGCTCGACCTGGGCCGCTTCGGCATCGGCCGGTGCATCGGTGTAGATCACGCCCGACGGCAGCGCCGCCTGCTCGGCGGAACCCAGCACGGCCAGCGTGTAGCGCCGCAGCATGGCGAACAGCGACAGCGAGCTCGTGACTTCGGGAACGCCACGGTTCTGGCCGGGCCGCTCGGCGCGGAACAGATGGATGATCGATTCGATCGGCAGGACGTCGAATTCCAGGCCGCTACCGCGCAGACTCGCGGCGTCGCCCGGGTGCCGTCGCAGGACGGTGTACGCGACCGGGTTGCCGAACTCGTCGAAGAGGACGCCGTCCACAGTCTCGGGGCCGCGAAGCGCGGTCAGCGTTGGAGCGCAGACGCGATCGGCCTCGATCAGACGCAGGTCCAATTGCACGGGCGCTGCGACGCGTGGATTGGTCGCGAGCAGACCGAAGACCTCGCCCGCTTCGCACTGGGCGATCCGCATGGTGCGGAGCTTGTGCGGCAGGCCGACGGCCTTGGCCCACAGCGAGAATTCCTTTTCGATCAACCGATTGGCTTCGGGATCGTCGGTGAGCATCTGCAGCCGCGGGCCCGTGCCGACGACGTAATTCGCGAGCGAAAGGACTATGCCCTTCGCGTAGCTGTTATTGGCGATCTCGTAGCGCGCGCGACTGCGCAGCACGCGCCGCACTTCGGCGCTGGCCGACGCGTCGGCGGAGAGATGGTCGGCATTCGCCCAATGGCGGCGGTTCTCGTGCGTGGTCTGCGCGGCGTCATACTTGCCTCGGACGATCAGGAGCCGGCAGCGGGTGCCGACGATGCGCGAACCGATCTGTCGCAGCCAATTGAGCACGCTCAAATCGCTCCGGGCGGGACAACCTTCGTCATGCGGATGCCAAGCCCCTGCTTCGACGCTTCTTTCGAGGCGAGGTAGCGATCGGCCTCGATCTGCTCAGGAATCGAGTGCTGCTCGACCGAGCCGGCGTCGCCTTGAGCCTTCTTCGGCCCGGCGGCGTTGTCGCGGATGGCGTCTTCGATCGTCGAGGCGGGCAT